ATGGCTAACACGACTCTCACCGCGGACATTATCGCCAAAGAGGCGGTGATGATCCTCGAAAATAACATGGTGATGGGCAACCTTGTCTATCGCGGATACGAGGAAGAGTTCTCGAAGAAAATCAACGGCTACGAGGTAGGCGAAACCATCTCCATCCGTCGCCCCGCCGACTTCACGGTCCGCACGTCGGCTACCGCCGCCGCGCAGGACGTGACCGAAGGCAAAATCACGATGACCGTGGACAAGCGCCGCGGCATCGACTTTAAGTTCACGTCTGAGGATTTGACCCTGCAGATTGGCAAGCTCAGTGAGCGTGTCATCAAGCCGGCGATGATCCAGCTTGCGAACAAAGTCGATGCGGACTTGATGGACCTTTACAAGAAGGTCGCCAACCACGTCACCATCCCCTCGGGCGGCATCAACTCGTTCGCCGACTTCGCGCTTGCTCCTGAACTGATGGACAAGTTCGCCATTCCGCAGGACGACCGCTACGCCGTCCTGACCCCGACCGACCACTGGGCTCTCCTTGGCTCGCAGACTGCGCTCTACATGCAGGACGTGGCCAAAGGGGCGTATAGGAACGCGAAAATCGGCACCATCGGCGGCGTCGAGACCTACATGTCACAGAATACCCCGTGGCATACCACTGGCGACCGTACCGGCACCGACCTTGTCGATCAGGCCCTTGTCGACGGCACGCATACCTGGGCCACCTACAAGGACGCGACGACCGTCATCCTGCACATCGACGGCTTTGCGGCGGCGACCTCGACCATCAAGGAAGGTGACACCTTCACCATCTCCGACGTGTATGAGGTCAACCCGGTCTCCAAGGAATCGACCGGCGTTCTCAAGAAGTTCGTCTGCCGCAGCGATTTCACTGCGTCGGGCAGTGAGGGCGACGTTACGATCTGGCCGCCGCTGATCCTCTCGGGTGCGCACAAGACCGCTCACCTCGGGGCCGGCACTGAGATCAACGACAACACCGTGACCTATCAGGGCACGGCGTCGACCGCCTACCAGCAGAACCTATACTTCCACAAGAATGCGTTTGCGTTGGCGATGGTGCCTTTGGTTGCCCCTCCGGGCGCATCGGAAGTCAGCCGTCAGTCTTACAAGGGCGTCAGCGTCCGCGTGATTCCGGTCTATGACGGCATCTCGGACGAGAGCATGTGGAGGCTCGATGTCCTCTACGGCACGCAGTGCATTGATCCGCGTCTTGCGGTCCGTGCATCGCTCGCGGCCGACATCTAACCCGCCATTAGAGGAGAAACGACAATGGCTATCCAGCAACTCTCTGACGGCGGTCCTGATGGGACTCGTGTCGGTCAGTCGTCCACCAACAAGCTGGCGTTTTACGCGCTCTCGACGCCGATCGCTCGCCCCTCGGTGACGTGGCCGAACACGACTACGGCCACGACCGCGATCAACGAGAAGAAGGCAAACCGCCTCATGGCGGCGCTTGTCGCTCTCGGCCTGATCGTCACGACCTAACCAAAGGAGGGCCGGTGTCAAATCTCTATTTCGATGCCGGCCCTGCTGCCTCCGGGCAAAAGGTCATGCTGGCGACTACGGCTTACGACAGCCCGGACGCCAGCTATACGTTCTCGATCGCCCGTAGCCGTGAGGCCTTGACGGCTGCGGGCATTCAATCCGCCTACATGCTCCTGCAGGGCAATTGCCATGTGGACGACGCGCGCAACGCCGTCGTTTGCAAGTTTCTATCTACCGACTGCACCGAACTTGTCTTCCTTGACGCCGACGTGAGTTGGGAGCCGGAACGGCTTGTCGCTCTTTGCGGCTATGACAAGGACATTGTGGGTGGTGTCTATCCCTATCGCCGTGAAAGCGAGAAGGACACGATGCCGGTTCGGATGCTCAAGCAGTCAGCCGAACCCGATGAAAACGGCCTGATCGAAGTCGAGGGCCTGCCGACTGGGTTTATGAAAATTCAGCGCCACGTCATCGAGACGATGGCGAGCGTTGCGCGGTCCTACCGCAAGGAAGATGGGCCGCCTTATCCGGTCCTGTTCGAGCGGGACTATTTTGGCGTTGGCCGCCGCGGGGGCGATATTCGCTTCTGCATGGTCTGGCGCGAGATGGGCGGCACTGTCTGGGCTGCGTCCGATCTTGTTCTCGGCCATTGCGGCAAGCACGTTATTAAGGACAGTCTGGCGGCCTCTCTGAGGCGGCAAAACAAGCAGACCCTCCCCTATGTCGCCGGGCTAGTGCGCGGCCGCAAAGCGACGCTCGACACATATTGGGAGATATTCCGCGCGCTGAAAAACCATTGGGCCGCACAGCCCGACGTGCTTCAGTTAGCGGTTGAGTTAGCCCGCAGTGCCAAGGGGCCAATCCTTGAAATCGGTTCCGGTCTTTCAACCGTGCTGATGGCCGCGGCGAACCCGGATCAAACGGTCTGGTGTATCGAGCATGACCCGATTTATGCGGCCAAGCTTGAGGCGATGGTGGCAGAAGTCGGCGTAAAGAACGTCACGCTGGTAACGGCCGGAATCAAAAACGGTTGGTACGACCTCGCGGACGACATGGCGTCTATGCCCGAGACGTTCGCCTTTGCCTTTGTCGACGGCCCGCCGCGCCAGTATGGCGACCGGATGCAGTTCTTCAACGTGTTCGGCGAACGAAGCACCACGATTCTTTGCGACGACGCGGACGACAAGGCCTACGCCGAGAAGATGAAGACCTGGGCGCGGTCACGCGGGCGCGAAATGCAGATAGACGACCGCGCAGGCGTGATCCTGCCAAAGTCGGACGGGTGGTGACATGGCGCTTAGCACCTATTCCGAGCTAAAGGCCGCCGCCCTCGATTGGATGACGCGCGCCGACCTCACGGGCAACACGGCGGATTGGATCACGCTTGCCGAGGCCCGCCTGAACCGCGAGTTAAACCCGGTCGAGGTTGACCAGACGCTCACCGGCACGCTCAATTCGCGCGAGATCGACGTATCGGCTTATTCGATCGTCGAGGCGCTGGCGCTCTACATCGTCGATAGCGACACAAGCGACGAAGCCGAGTTAACGCAGAAGAGCGATTTCGCCCGCGACAGCACGTCGGAAGAGCCTGTTTTTTGGGACTATCTCCCGCACGCCTCGACGGGGAAAATCATCTTCGACTGCCCGCTTGATGCGGCCTATACGTTTCGCTTCCGCTATCGCCAGCGGTTTGCGCTTTCGGACTCCAACACTACTAACTGGCTGCTGACCAACCATCCCGACCTGTACCTGTCGGCAACGCTGGTTTGGGGTTCGGGATTCGTCGAGAAGTTTCAGGAAGCCGGCGCGTTCAAGTCAATGCTCGATGAGAGCCTTGCGAGCGTCAAGAGCATCATCTCGCAGAGCAAGCGGGCGGTGCTGACGGTTGACCCGGCATTGCGCCCCGAGGCCCGCGACGGCTCCTATGACGGGACCGAATAGCGGTGCTGGTCCCGTTCCCCGAGTTTTCGCCAGACCAGAGCGACTTCAACCCGCAGGCGTCGCAATACATCGTCAATTGCAAGCCAACAAAAGACGGCTGGGCGCCGCTCGGCTCGCTTGTGGCGGTGTCCGATGCGCTGCCGTCAACACCGCACGGCGGCATCAGCGTCAAGAACGACGCCGGTACATGGAAGACATTTGCCGGCACGGCGACGAATCTCTACAGCCTCAACGGCGCGTCCTATGTATGGGCTGAGATCAGCCGCACGACAGACGGTTACAGCCTTTCGGACGGCGTGTTCTGGCGCTTCGCCCGGTTTGGGAATTACCTGATCGCAACGGCGGTAGGCTCGGCCTATCCGCAATATGTGGATCTTGGAACGTCCAACGATTTTGCCAACGTGACGAACGCGACGTTTGAAGCGGCGCGGGTTAGCGTGGTTGGGGACTTCGTTGTCTTCGGCCGCATCGACGGCGACAACCGCAAACTGAAGTGGTCGGCAGTCAATAATCTGTTTGCCTATACGAAGGCGCAGGGCGGCTCCGACGAACAGATATTGCCTGATGGCGGTGCTATTCAGGAGATCATCCCGCAGGCTCAGAACGCGATCATCATCCAGGAGCAGTGCATTCGCCGGATGGTGTTTGACCCTGCATCGGGCCTTGTGTTCCGCTTCGAGGTTATCGACCCCGAGCAGGGGGCATTTGCGCCGCGATCGATCATCAATGTCGGCGCCAACGATTTTGTTCTTTTGTCCAAAGACGGCTTTAAGCGGTTCAACGGCGCAGGGCTTGTCCCAATTGGCTCGCAGCGGGTCGATAAGTGGTTCTTCTCTAACTGCGCCTCGGACAAATACGATCTGGTATCGGGCACGCTCGATCCGTTCGATAAGATCGTCTGGTGGCGTTTTGAGAAGGCCGACGGCGTCAGCCTGCGGCTCGGGTATCACTGGCAGCTTGATCGCTGGTGCTATTCGACCACGGATGCGCTCGACCTGTTCCCGTCTGCCACGGCGGGCCTGACGCTGACCGAACTGACGACGCTTTACGGCACGATTGCCGGGATGCCCTATGCACTCGGCTCACGCTTCTATCAGGGCGGCATTCCCGGGCTGGCGGGATTCACGGCCGATTACAAATATGGCTTCTTCGACGGCTCCAATCTGGAAGCGTCGATCAGGACCGAACGCAAACAACTGGCCTATCC